GTCCCCGCGGTACTTCCTCCCGGTTTTATTTTTCTCATTGAAAAAAGACGATCACCAAAGGTAATCGTCTTTCGTATCTACCCGCCGCATCTACATACATGAACCCGGGCAGTATTGGATTTCATCTTGTTGCGCAGACTCGTCCATTCATGCATGCCTTATATGCGGTTCCTGTTCGTCAGGCCGGGACTTTGCCCGCCGGGTTTATATCCTTCCCCCGACATCCGGCTTCCTTCGGATTCCGCCTCGCGACGGACACCCTTGCCTTCGGCTAACGCTCCCTACTGCCAAGCGCGTAGCGGACTTCCACCGCCAAGTTGTTGCCCATGCAGGGCGCACGTAGAAACTATACACCGCTGTAAACACAGCGGTGTATTCTTAGACAAAACCGATCACCTCAAAACACGTTCCTAACTCCCTGAAATGAACAAAACCGTTTTGTCTATTTGGAGATTTTGTCTATTCTGAACATGCACATGAACAAATCACAAACCTTCTGATACGACAGGCTTTTCGAAGAATTTGGCAGGAATTAAGTTTTGTTCATGAACTTGCAGATTCGTAATACCTTTGATTCGTCCACCCGCCAAAGCTGTCGCCTCCCTTCCTGCGGTTGTGGCTAGAATGCATCCATTTGCGCCTGCGTACCAATCTGGGCATACTCATGGCTGTCATTGTCGCTCTCGATGTACATATCGTTCACGAGGCCGACCGTAAGCAGATCCAGATCACGAATCGAAATACCCAGCTGTACGCAGCGCAACATGAACAATGGTGTCGTCATTGATCGGTCGATTGCATTTCGTTTTTTTTAGCCACAGACTGGGTTTCCACATTCACTCCCCAGAGTTCAATGATCGCAGGGAGCACGTTGTAGATGGAGAATACGCTGAACTCATCCAGCCATTCCTCCGCTGTGTCGGGGAGGGACGGATCAGCGTGCTTTGCCATCAGATAGGCGATGTTCTCGAAGGTTTCCAGGGAGAACAGGTCAAGATTGCTGTCATCAGCCGTATTCTCATTCAGCGCCTTTTGCAGCTTCATGAGATCCTTGAAGATATCCCGGCCGTACTTTACACGGTAGATCCTGGGGATGGCGGCAGATGCCTTGAAAGGTACCTGCTTGCCATCGATCTCAATCGTTTTGATCATGCTCATTCCGATATGTCCTCCTACTTCGACGCGCTCCTGGTGGACTGGACCACCGCAGTCTGGGATTCGACAGGCAGATACACCGACTGATACCAGTTCTGGTACACGGTATCCGTCGTATCGTCGCCGGTCTTCGCCTTTACAATGCCATTCGCCATCGGCGTGGCCTTGATGGAGAGCGTTTCGGTCTGCACCTCGACCTCTTCCTCGTTGGTCTTGGATTCCACGCTGGGCCGGCTGGCTGCGCACTTGTACAGGACGTGGCGAATCTTGCGAATGTCGCCATCGAACTCAAAGAGCAGCGCGAAATCCACCGTTTCGGTGTTGGCATTCTCGATGAGCACATTGTTGGAATCCAGCCGCTCGCCCAGCACATCCGTGCGGAAGGATTCGGGAACCATGGCCAGTTCGAGGTCGCCCTCATACCCCATGTTGTTGCCGATGGTGTAGTAGGCATAGCCATCCGCATAGAAATTGGTCGGCTCGCCGTTGGCATCCAGCGCCAGCGAAACCGCGCCGGGCATCGGCACAGGCGTCCCGAAGGAGAACGTCCCGTCATCCGCGACGGTCAATATCGCGTAGTGGACGTTGCAAATATTGAATTTGACCTTATTCCTCTTCTTCGCCATTATCAGCACACTCCATTCCGAATTGGTAGAGGATTTCATACAGCTTTTCGCTGTCTATCCAGGTCTCGGTCTTTTCAAAGAAAATGCCGTGCCCCTCAAGCACGGCTTCCACAGTATTCTCCAGTTGCGGATTCTTCAGATCGGTGTAGAGTTCCACATTCACTCTGTTGATCTTGAAGTAAACCCGGCCATCCGCCGAGAAATTATCCGATGCGGGATACAGAAAACAGATGAATGGCGGGTCCGGCGATTCGCCTTCCGCAAAATGATCGTAGGCAAAAGGCAATCCCGTCTCCTCCAGCATTGCCATGAGCTGATTGTGCGTCACTTCAACGCCTCCTCAATATCCCGCTCCAACTGCTCGATTCCATGCTGCTCGGCGGGGAATATGTGCGGCCTGCCGGCAACACGCCCGCCGCCGCGCTTGGCATGGCCGTTCTCCAGAAGATGCGCAAGCATATAACGCCTGGGCGAGTAGACGGTGACCTCCAGCTCTGTGCTGGACTCCCTCGTCGTCTTCGTCCGCCAGCTTCCCGCATATCTGCCGGTCCGCCTCGGCGCGCCCGCGGATATCTCCTTCTGAACCGTGGTGCCCGCCTTTTTCACTGCCGCCTTCATGGTTTCGGTGGCCAGCTCGGCATACTCCGTCAGACCGTCCATGACCGCGTCTGCCAGACCGTCCACGCTGACTCTCTGGTTGGACATAACGGATCACCTCGCTGTGAGGATGGTATGGAGCTTGCGGCAGGTATGGCGAAACCCCATATCGTCGATGCCAACGATGTCGTAGATCCGATCGCCCAACACCACCCTGTAATGCGTGGAATCGATAGTCTCAGTCTCTGATGAACAGCGAATCGTGAAGTCCAGCCGATCTGCTTCCTGAGTCGTACCGGCTTCATTGGACTCTTCAGCGCTTTTCCCGTTTGCAAGCGCTGTGGCCCAACAGGTGTAGTAATCTGTCCACGCGGACGTGTGGTTGGCGTTCTCATCCACCACTGTCTCGTTCTTCTGGATGGTGATTCGGACGCGCAAGGCCGCAATATTCACTACAATACCCCCTCACGGACGGCAAACAGCAGATTGCGCAACGTCAGCACGAGTCCATGATGATCAGCCTCTTCACGGTGCTCATACAGATATCCCACGGCATAGAGAATGGCAATCTTCAACAGTTCTCGCAGCTGGACGATTTCGCCCTTTGAACAGGCATTGGTATTCGTGGCCGACACGTTTCCTTCATCGTCTGCTGTGACGTGCTGAATTTCATTCCATTCGGCATGGCCGATCCTTGCTACATCCATTACCATTTGCTCGGCAGAGGCAAGGAGGATGCCGATAAGGGCATCCTCATCAGAAGTGTCCACACGCAGATACAATTTCGCTGTTTCCAGCGTCACTATCGGTGTCAGCACCATATCGGCATCCCTCCTTTTACTGGGCTCAAATTTGAGCTCAGCTTGTGCTGGTTTTACTCTTCCGGTTCAGACGGCGCAGCCACCCGGATGATGATGGTGACCTCCAGATATCCATCCGCCTTCAGAGTGATGACCTTCGGTACTTCGGCCAGCTCCTCCGCCCTCACATAGAGAACGAACTCGCCGGGCTGATCCAGACCCACAGAGGCGGCTTCAGAGGCGTCTGCGTCGGTCAGCTGCTCTCCGTTGTACTGCGCAAGCGCAACGGAAGAAAGACCGGTGCCGATCCCCAGGCCGATCCACTTGTGAGTGCCCTGCTCAGGATTAGAACTGGCGGATTCCTCCAGATCATCCACATCCGCAGCGATGGTAAGCACACCATCTTCAAGGGTGACGGAAGACTTGGCATTGTTGGCCGCGGCTACAGCATCGGTCAGACCGGGAGCCAGCCTCGCTGTGATGTTCCAGTTGTCCTGCGTCATGATGCCTGCTTCCTTCAGCTTAACGAGCAGAGCATTGAAGTCGTTTTTCAGCACGGCCACAGTGGTGGCGGAGCTGGCAGGCTGATTGGCTGCGGCATGTTCATGGCCAGAAGAACCGTCCAGGCCCTCGACCTCCGCACCATCTTCTATGATGAGCTTCCCCCCGATCACGAGGGTGTCTCCTTCGTCGGTGAAATAGTTCCTGGTGACGATCGTCTTATCCATATCGGTATTCTCCTCTCCGATGTCTCGGGGCATCGGTCATTTACCGGATGCCCCAGATACATCATTCGTTGTCGCTCAGGTCTTCGCACCCATGCCCAGAACCTTCATGGCCTCGGGCAGGATGAGCTTGCCATCGACACGCTGGGTCCCGATGAAGCCCACCTGGTCGTTGACGGCATACAGCTCGTTCAGACGACGGAAGGTACGGTTGGTGCGGTCGGCCACCCAGTAGTACTGGAAGTCGCCGAACAGCAGCACCTTCTTGCCGGCATCCTCGGTCGCGGTCCCGGTCAGCGCGGGCATATAGGTGCTGGTCACGATCTCGTGACCCAAAATGGTATCGGGCTTGCCAACATCCAAGCCGGGCTTCCAGATGTAGTTCCCATTGCCATCCTTCAGCAGCATCAGCTGGAGCAGGGCGGTTTCGTTGGTCAGGAACTTGGCCTTGGTGCGATAGGGGCTGCGCAGAGCGTAGAACAGCTTGTACACATCATCAAAGGTGATGGTGGTCGCGTTCTTCGTGCTCACGGACGGGGTGGCCAGGCTGGTCAGGATACCGGTGGGCTCGCTGGCGCGCTCCGTGGGATCGTTGCTGGGACCCAGGCCATTGATGAACGCCTTCTCCTCGGCGTTGCCGAAGCGGACGCCGAAGCGCTCAGCAATGTGCCCGGCGATGTCGAATGCGCTATCGTTCAGCAGCTCGTTGGACACGCGGATCAGGCTGCCCAGCTTGTACGCGGACAGGGTCTGGATGTTGAAGGTCATGTCACTCTCGGAGATGGCGTTGCCTTCCTCCACCCAGAACGCCTCGCCGGTCTCACCGGCAATGGGGATGGTGCGCGTGCCGCTGTTGGTGCGGATGACCTTGGCCAGCTGACGGAAGATATTGTTCTCCTCCAGCGCCTTGATGAGCTGCCGGTGGAACTCGTCGGGAACGGTATAGCCGCCATTGGGATCGGACCCGACGGACAGGGCGTTGCGCACCTCAATGCTGGTATCGCCGCGCATGTTCTTCCAGAACGCTTCGCTGTACTCGGCGGTAGCAGTCGGAGCGACAGCACTCTTGGGCGTTCCCACGGTGGGACGAGCGGTCACGGGAGTGGACGTTGGCTGGGCCAGCTTGGCATCGATCTCCGCCTGCTGCTCAAGCCGCTCGATCTCCGCACCCAGCGCCGCGACCTCGTTGCCCATGCGATCATACTGATCAACGAATTCAGCAGCCACCAAGCCATGGTCGTCACGATGCTCTTCCAGAAAGTTCTTGGTCTGTTCCCAGAGGGCGTGGCGCTTATTGCGCAGTTCCATGATCTTGTTCATGCATAACCTCTTTCTCCGGCATTAGCGTGCCGGTCGCGTTCGCAGTAAGATATAAGAAAAGCCGGCGGCTACAGAAGCCACGCCAGCTTATCTTTGAGGATTTCATAGGGCATTGCGCCGTCTGCGGTCCTGCCATTCATGCCGATCCGAGGCGCTTCCAGCGTTTCGCTTTCGAACGATTCAGTCGGATCAGCCTCGACCGCTTCATTCAGCCTTCCCTCGGGCGGTTCCACAGGCGCCTTGTCATCGTCAGACTCTTCTGCTTCTTCGCCTGTGTCGGCATTATCGACGGAGGCAGGAATGAGCCGATTGAGAATGGCCTGTCCCATGGCGCGCGTGGAGTACGGCTGCCATGCCGCTTCAACTTCTTTTTCATCGTCGTCTCCCTTATTTTCGTCATCCGTGAAGAGAATAGCGTCGGCGAATCCCAGCTCGACCGCCTTCCGGGCGTTCATCCAGGTCTCATTCTCCATAAGCTTGCTGACGCGATTGCGCGACATGCCGGTCTTCTTCACGTAAGCGTTGATGATGCTCTCTTTGACCTCGTTCAATGTGGTGATTGCCTTTTCCATGTCGCGGGCATTGCCCATGGCAATCGTCATGGGGTCATGCACCATGATCATGCTAACCGGGCTCATGAGCACCGCATCACC